CAAGCCTCTGGTGATCTTGGAGCATGACTCGTTGATGTTGCAGCCCTACACGCAACACGCTGTGTTCAACTCAATCTGTTATCTAGGCTCGCACGAACAGGTCAAACTGGGATGGCAAGTGTCCGCTACGCCGCCACACGCAACGGAGGGTGAAAACTACCACTTCCTGTGCCGTGCCCATGCGTATGCGATTGACCCGGCTGTCGCCAAGAATCTGCTGTCCTACGTCATTAAGATGGGCATCTGCACCTCCCTTGATATGCTGGTTCGTGCTGACCTGTTCCCCATTCACCAGATGGGTGTTTACGCCTATAATGTGTTTGAGAGCCGAGAAGAAACAACGATTAAGGGAAGGGCGTTAGAGGGCAGAGCCACTAAACGTAACGATGGGTTGGTGGTATGAAGATTCTTGTGATGGGATTACCAGGCAGTGGAAAAACAACCTTTGCTCGGTTCCTAGCTGAACAGTTTCGCTGTGTGCATTTTAACGCTGACGATATTCGTGAGAACATCAACAAAGATTTAGGCTTTAGCCCAGAAGACAGAATTGAGCAAGCTCGTAGAATAGGGCATCTGTGCAACATTGCTAGTCGCTGGGGGCAGAAGGTAATTGCGGACTTTGTGTGTCCGACCAAAGAGACTCGCCAAGCGTTTGCTCCAGACTTTGTAATCTGGATGAACACAATCAAAGAAGGCAGGTTTGAAGACACCAACAAGCTGTTTGTACAACCGGATTACGACTATCGCATTGATAACTTTGCTATTCCCATGCTGTACCATGCCAATGAGATTCAAAAATTATGGAAATAAAAGAAGCAGAGTTACGCATAATCATTAGAGAAGAGATGAAGTCAGTTCTCAAAGAAGTCGGCTTGCACGACGAGGATGCTGGCAACGATGTACGCGACTTGCGTAGCTTAATTACAGACTGGCGCGGTATGAAGAACATTGTCTGGCAGACTGTAGCGCGGGCAGGCACAGTGTTTGTGTTAGGACTCCTAATGCTGGGTGCCTGGTCTAAACTTAGCGGTGGAGAAGGCCCTGAATGATTGATCCTGTCTCAGCCTTAGCCTTAGCTACCTCTGCCTACAAAGCCATTAAGAAAGGCATTGAGATGGGCCGTGAGCTTGAGGATATGGGCGGTCAGCTAGGGACTTGGTTTGGTGCTGTCAGCGATGTTAGGAATGCGGAAGAGGAAGCCAAAGACCCGCCGTTATTTAAAAAGCTAATCGCCAAAGGCAGTGTTGAGCAGGAAGCTATGCGAGCACTCTTTGCCCGAAAGAAGATCGAGCAGCAAGAGAAAGACCTCAGAGAGTTAATCGTTTGGCGCTGGGGTGTTGAAGAGTACACAGCGATGATGCGTGATCGAGTCAAGATTAAAGACACTCGTGAGCGAACAAAGCAAAACCAACGGCGAAAGATGCGAAACCTTGTTATGAACACGTTGACCATTATAGCTTTCGTAGGACTTACTGGGGTTCTTATTATGTTTCTCGTCGGCATTATTACAAACTTGAGGTAACAAACAATGATGACCCTAATCTCTACCCTGCTGGGCTTTGCCTCTGGCGGTCTGCCTAAAGTCCTAGATTTTGTTCAAGACAGAGGAGACAAAAAACACGAACTAGCTCTGATGGCTGCTGGCCGTGAGCGTGAGATTGCCCTGGCTAAAGAAGGCTTTGTTGCCCAAGCCAGAGTTGAGGAAATAAAGACAGAACAGATTGCCATGCAGACACAGGCCCAAGAAAAACTTGCTATGTGGAAGCATGACATGAAGATTGGAGAGGGAGCCAGCACCTGGGTAATTAACCTAAGAGCTTCTGTCCGGCCTATCGTGACTTATCTGTTTGTAGGTCTTCTAATTGTCGTAGATGTAGCAGGTATCTGGTATGCCTACTCAACTGGTGTGCCTTTTGCTGCGGCAATGGACATGGTTTTCTCAGATGATGAGATGTCGATACTAGCTGCAATTATTGCATTCTGGTTTGGCTCCCAAGCGTTCTCTAAGAAATGAAGATATCCGAAGCTGGCATCCAGCTAATCAAGTCGTTTGAGGGATGTCATAATATGCCCTACAAGTGCCCTGCTGGGCTTTGGACGATAGGCTATGGTCATGTACTGTATCCTGACCAAGCTCGTGCCAAAACGCTTGAGAGAGGGCTATACGATATCAAGCCTGAACATAACAGGACATTTGAATATGATGAGATTGACCAGTTACTTGAGAAAGATATTGAACGATTTGAGAATGGGGTATCGAGATTATGTCCTGCTAGTAATGATAGGCAGTCTCATTTTGATGCAATGGTCTCTTTTGCGTTTAATGTGGGGCTAGGTAACTTGCAGTCTAGTACATTGAGAATGCAGTACAATAGGGGCGAATTTGAGAGTGCAGCAGATGAGTTTCTCAAGTGGACTAAAGCCAGTGGTAAAGTCCTTAAAGGGCTTGTGCGTCGAAGAGAAGCGGAACGTGCTTTATTCTTAACTGGCTGACTAAATATATAATGCCCTGCATTGGAGATAAAGAGTAATGGCTATTCCCCAAAACCAATTAGCTCAAGCATTTGCAGACTGGTCAGCAGCCAATCCTAACGCTACAGATGTTGATATATCTAGGGCTATGCAGTCGGCAGGGGTCACCCCTTTAGACCTCTCTTTAGCCCTTGGACTTGACCCTAACGAGGGTATTAACAGATATAACTTAGCTGTTCAGCAGAATCCTTTGGTTAATCCACTGATTGGCAATAACAACTCTACGGGCAATCCTCTGTTATCCGCAACAGCTAGTACTATTGGTCAGAGCTTTATTAACCCAGCATCCCTCACGACAAGCATTGGTGAACGTGCAGTTCCTGGGGCATTGGGTGGCATTATGAACTTTGCCGCAGCAGATGACGCTTCTGGACGCAAGAATGCAGCACTCAATACTCTTGTAAGTGTTATTGGTGGCCCAGCAGGAACTTTGTTTAAAGCATTCCTTGACCAGTTTGGGTTCTTCAAAGGTGGGTCACAAGCAGTTAACCTGACTCCAGAACAGCAGGTAGAAGAAGCCTATAAGCTATTCCAAGATCAGTCTCTTCAAGATCAGCTAGAAGCCACTAGAGGTGGCGCTACTGAAGGAAGAGCAGAGGGAAGAGACGCAAGACTAAGCTCCATGATCTCTGAAGCTGAGAAGATTGGTCTAGATACAACAGACCTAAGAAAACAGCTAAGGAATGACTTTGGCATAACCTCTGTGCCGGGAGACTTACCTGAAGGATACGTTAAAGATTCTCAGGGATTCCTAAGAGATGTAGCTACAAAAGGTTATTGGATTTTAGATAAAGGTAACCCTAAGAAGACTACTCCTCCCTTGATTGATGTGCCAATGCCGTCAGCAGACTCAGGCGGTGGTGGCGGTGGTGCAACGGTTAGCACTACCGGGGCTACTTCATCAGGGTCTACAGGCGCTACTGTTTCTGAGGGCGTAAGCTCTACAGGCGCAGGACAGTGGGTATACGACTCTAAGGCTGGGGTCTTTAGACAGACAGGCGGCATTGAGACAATCATACCCAAAGACGGAACCTACACTGACGGTCAAGTAGTTAGCTCTAAAGAGATGAAGGACGTATTCGGAAGCTGGGGAGCAAACGAGACAACAACTGACCTAACTACTCCAACTGACTGGGCAAGCATATTTAACAAAAGGGGAGTTGGCGATGTTATTGCAGAAATGATAAGACTTAAAAAGTCTTCTGAAGACGTAGCCAAAGAAGCTGGATTCTCCACTGCTCAGGTTAACCAAGCCATTGCTGATTACAACTCTCAAGTTGCTGCCGGTACTGTTGCTACTGGAGTTACTACAGGAGTTACTACAGGTGGTGGATATACTGGAGTAGGGATTCCCGCAACAAACACAAAGACTGGCGCTATTCCTGATGGCGGTGTTGGCCCTACAAGCGTTACCCCTCCTAAAGGCCCAGGTACAGGCCCAGGTACAGGGCCGGGTACAGGGCCGGGTACAGGGCCGGGTACAGGCTCAGGTACAGGAAAGGATGGAAGAGATGGAAGAGATGGGCTTATTACAAGCCTAGTAAACTCTACTCCTATTTCATCTACGCTATTCAAGCCAGAGCTATTTAAAGCAGAAAACAAGGTCAGCGGACTATTTGACATGGTAATGAGGACAAGAGCATGACCTACTTACAGATTGTAAATTCAGTCCTCACAAGACTGCGTGAGAACCAAGTAGATACAGTAGATTTTGATGAATACTCCTCTTTGATAGGAGCCTTTGTCAATGATGCTAAAGCTCAGATAGAGAACTCGCACTCATGGTCATCTCTTAGGTCTACTAAATTACTCAATACCGTGTCGGCAACAAGCGAATACTCAATTACTGGCAGTGGAGATCATCCAATTATCAATGCCATTGTTAACGATACGTCTAACTCAAACATCACTTTTAGGGATATGAACTTCTTTAACCAGGCTTATTACAGAAGCCAAGTGTTAAGCGGCTCACCTACGAACT